AAGTACCACTAGCAATAAAACCACCACTTGATGCGGCTGCATTACCAAGACTTGTTTCTGTTCTACTATCCAATTCAGCAAAATACCCTAGTTGATCTATTTCAATTGATTGTGCGGGGTCAGTCGATAATAAATCGCATTTAAATTTAAATCCTCTTCCAATGTATGTGCCATTAACAAATTTTTGATAGGGTTCAAATTCTGCTGAATATGTGCAATTACCGCTCGTATTTAAAGAAGTTGCAGAAGTTAAAGTATAGGTATTTGCATTGGGTACAGATTGGATAATATAGTCACCATCAACACCAGTTCCAGAAGTAAAATCAAGAGTTACAAGACTTCCGACACTATAGCCATGTGACGTTTTTGTGATTGTAATTGTTGTGCCTGCACTTCCAGATCCATCATTAATTGTATATGTAGCTGATACTGACAAATCAGGATCCGAGTCACTTGTGGCGACAGATAGCGTGGCGTTCACATTAAAGGCGGTGGCCCCGTCAAAATCTGTCCAAGTATCAACATTAGCAGTTCTTTTATCAATCAAATCATTAGGCAAGAAACCCTGAGTCACAAAATGCCTTCTTAGTTTTAGAGGTTGTTTTCCTCCAAGATCAAGAGTTGATTTAAAGAAGTATTGACCACCTGTTAAAAAGTCAACATTACCAAGAAAATCAAAATCAGCTATAGCATCAAAATCTGTAACATCATCAATTAATTCTGTAGATCCTAAGACAAGGCCATTAACTTCATCAGAGAAAAAACAATCGTCTCTAACACCTTGAAAAGGCGGACTGTCCAAATCTTCCCTATCCTCTAAAATTGTAAGCTTTGGAAAAACATCAGGTTTAGTATTTATATTTTTAATTGATGCAGCATTTGCACTAAGTCGGCCTCCATCATCCCTAAAAGCAAGCAAATAAGTTCCATTTACAATATTCGGTACAATTGATTCGCTAATATTTCCAGAAAGTTCTGGAATTACATCAATAGCATTTGTAAAAGTTGCTCCTGTTGTCAAGTTAGATGAACGTATAACCACGTTGCCCCCATGCACCACATCAACCGAAGTTGATTTATCAAAACGTAATCTTACAAACTGATCTGATAATGGTTCTATTTGCACATTTTGCACATCATCTGGTAAAGCTGTTTTACCTAAAGTTGTAAACGTTGTTGTTGCGGGTGTAATACTTGGCTTTCCTAATGCGTTATAACTAAAAACTCTTACTTCATAACTTCCTTCTAAAGTCTCAAATATAGTAAAATCAGATCTTGTTACACGTTCAGAAATAAAGTTTTCATTTTTAAATCTATATTGAACCATATATTCAGTGACACCGCTGACAGGTTGCCATTGAATAAATAATTTACTTACAGCCCTGTTATTTAATACCACTATTTGTTCTGTACCCTGTAAGTTACTTGGTGAATCCTTGATTGCAGTTAAGGTTGTTATTGTTCGCGCTGTTAAAGCGGTTCCATCTTCTACAAAATCATATTTATCTGGATCATGAGAAACACCGACAATCTGATAATTTAATTGACTTACCTCTGTGACAGATATAACTCTAAAAATTTGTAGTTGTAATGATGTATTTTCTATAACCCAAACGCTGTTTGTTTGTGGCACTGAACTAAATGCAGAATCAACAGTTATTGTTGCTCCTGAAATTGTGCTTATAGTTTTAGTTTCTAAAGACCCGTCAGATAAAATAACAGATAAAGTTGCAGAATCAGTTGTTGCTAAATCTGTATTATTTTCATCGTCAACAATAATCTGTGTTGTAGAAACTCCTGTTTTAATTCTTCCACCCCTGCGAACCCCTGCCCGCATCGGGTCTTGAATATTAATAACCGCGCCGGGTCTTACAAGTGTTCCCGCTTCAAGCGTTGTTGTAA